ATGAATTACCGGGCAGTGGAAAGGGCCGAATGACTGCGGAAAGTTACACCACAAAAAAAGGGATATGTCGCAACCCTGCCCGCTTCAATGAGGCCGCAGTCATCCAGCGCACCCAGTATATTACGTGACGGCAAAACAACGTGCTTTCCTGGCTGCTTACGGCAAAACGGGGATTATCGGCGACTCCGCCAGGAAGGCAAAGATCGCCCGCCAGGATCACTACAACTGGCTGCCGAATTCGGAATACGCCGCGGCGTTCGAAGCCGCCCGTGAAGAATCGATTGAACTCCTCGAAAAGTCCGTCCGCCAGCGGGCGATGCGGGCCAGGAAACCGAGCGATCTCTTGTCGATCTTCCTGCTCAAGGCCGCGCGCCCGGAGAAGTATCGGGATAACGCCAAGGTCGAGATGAGCGGACCTGGTGGTGGGCCTGTAGTGGTGGAAGTGAAGTTCGTTACGCCGAAGCCCAAGTCATGATCGAAGCTGAGTTCCCCGACAAGCTGGCGTTCCTGTTCGACCCGCACCGCTACAAAGTGGCATACGGGGGCCGGGGGGCTTCGAAGAGTTGGAACTTCGCGCGAGCCCTGCTGCTACAGGGAGCCCAGAAGCCGTTGCGGATTCTTTGTGCGCGCGAGCTTCAGAAGTCGATAGCCGATTCGGTGCATAAACTCTTGTGCGATCAGATCGAGTTGCTGGGGCTGGACCGCTTCTACAGCATCGAGAAGGCCCGCATCTACGCAGCGAACGGCACCGAGTTCTTCTTCTTCGGCCTGAAGCACAACCCCGACGCGATCAAGAGCGCTGAAGGCGTGGATATCGTATGGGTCGAGGAAGCGCAGTCGGTTTCGCACGAATCGTTCAAGATGCTGATACCGACGATCCGCAAAGAGGGATCGGAGATCTGGCTGTCGTTCAATCCGGAACTTGAAACCGACGCCGTATACGAGCGCTTCGTGACGTCGCCGGCGCCCCCGGACAGCGTAGTGGTGAAGATCAACTACGATGACAACCCGTGGTTTCCCGAAGCGCTCCGGAAGGAGATGGAGCATACCCGCGCGACCGACCCCGACGAGTTCAACCATGTCTGGGAAGGGTGCGTTATTTCGTTGCTCAAGAGCGCGATTTACGCCAACGAACTACGGGCAGTTGACCGCGAGGGCCGCATCCGGAGCGTGCCCTATGATCCGGTGCGCCCCGTCGACTGCTTCTGGGACCTCGGCTACGGCGACATGACCGCGATCTGGTTCGCGCAGAGCTTCCCGTTCGAGTACCGGCTGATCGACTACATCGAGGACTCGGGACGGAATATCCAGTGGTATCTCCAACAGATGCAGTCCCGCGGGTACGTCTACGGAACCGACTGGCTGCCGTGGGACCTCGGCCTGCACGCGGCGGCGATGGGCTCGGGCAAGTCGATCGAGGAGCTGATGAGGCTGGCCGGCCGCAAGGTCCGTATCCTGCCCAAGCTGCCGGTAGTGGACGGCATCAACGCGGCGAGGACCATCTTCCCGATGTGCTGGTTCGACCAGGAGCGGTGCGCGGAGGGTTTACGGGCATTGCGGCTATACCGCTACGGCGAGATTAAGACCACCGAGCACGTCAGCAGGGATCCGCTTCACGACCGTAATTCCCACGGTGCCGACAGTTTTCGTTATTTCGCCGTCGGCATCAAGCAGCCGAAGCCCACGGTAGTTCCGCCGGCGCGGCCTCCGCTAAGGCCGGTGAGTGCTTGGTCGTAAATGCCCCTGGATGGGGCGAAGGCAGGTTGCGGGCGGTAACGGGCAGAGGCGGGCGGCTTGTTGAAGGAGGAAAGAACATTATGGCAGAGCTGAGCGCGAAAGCGAGAAAGAAGCTGCCCGCGAGCGTGTTTGCAGGACCGGACCGGAGTTACCCGATACCGGATAAGACTCACGCCAGTAACGCGAAGGCCAGGGCCACGCAGATGCTCGCCAAGGGAAAACTATCCGCGAGTGCTGCGAGCCGCATCAGAGCCCGCGCAAACGCGATTCTCGGTAGCAAGTGATGCAGCTTATCAGGGGCGGCAGAATCGCTATCGCCCACTGCCAGACGAATCTCTTTGATCAGGGCGACCTCAAGGAGCTGAACGCATACCTCAACAAGCTGGCGGCCAAGGACTATATCAGCCCAAAAGCCGCAGCCAGGAATATCGCCGAAGCGAAGCGCATGTTGGCGTTGGACCGAAAAGTCAAGGCCGCGGGTATGCATTCGCCAATCGTCGCCGCTGGAGGGAAATTATGAAGAGCACGCTACACCGTCTCGAGATCGCGCCGTCCAGTAACGGCGGTTTCACCGTCACCCACCATATGAAGCCCATGCCCACGCACAGCCGCGGTTCAGCGTTCGGGGGCATGTCCATGTCGAGCGCAGAACCGAAAGTTCACACGTTCGGGAAGGGCGAGCACGCCGCGCTCACGGCACATCTCGCGAAGGCCTTGGGGCTATCGAACGCCGGCGAGGAGCAGGAAGAGGCCGACACCGGCAAGGAGAAAATCCAGGCGTGACGGGAGCGGATCGCGCGGAAGTAAACCGGTTCCTCCAACGCCACGGGTTCGGCGAGCTGTCCGACCGCGGGCTATTGCCGCAACTCGCGCTCTGCATCGAGGACGAGACGACGCTCAAGCGCATCCTGAACCTTACGGCGCCCGAGGAGCGGACGACGTGTTACGAGGCGTTACGGCCCTTCCTACGCTTTGTACCGCGCCCTCTGGACGTGCTGCTCTCCGAGATCGCGATGGACGCGGAGATCCGGCAGCTTCCCGTGATTACGGAAAATGGCGGATTGCGTGCGTTCAACGTGCCGGAGGTGCAGAGCGCGGTGGACAAGGCTATGGCTACCGGCACGCTGGAGTTGATGTGTGGGCGATGCACTTTCGCGCAGCAGATTCCCGCGATCAGCCGTGAGTTCGCGATGCAACTGGCGCTGGAGCAGGGATGGACGCAGAAGGCCGCTGTGCTGCGATGCCCGACGTGCAGCGAGTTGCTGGGGATGCCGGCGTGGAAGCTGGAGGTGCAATATGCCGTGGACACCGAGACAGGTTCGACTACTTCTATCGAAGGCCTCACCACTGACGCCGCAGCAGCAGGACAAGATGAAGGCCGAGTTACACCGGGACCCGTCGATGGGCAGGAAGCGCAAGGGTAGCGCGGCGTTGAAGAAGCCTCCTGGCTAACTCGCCTTGTCGGCAATATGCGAATGCTTCAGCCTGTTTTCGCGAAACATGTGCCAGGCCTTCTTCCAGTCTCCCGGGGCAGTCCGGTACAGATCGGAGGCTTGAATCTCCCGAAGGCTCAGACCGGATCCTTCAAGCGCATTCATTGTCCAGGTGAACGATACTTTTCCAAAGCGAGGCATCCGCGCAGGATACGCAGTATTTAGGACGTCTTCTCTCGTGATTGCCCCGTTTGTACCAGTGCGGTAATTAAGGAAGCAGTTGATGGGTCTCCCGTGTTCTTCCATCAAGGTGAAGAAAAGCCCCTCGCTGTCAGTCTCTCCGGGCTCCACTGATCGGGGCGTGATCGTTAACTTCGGTTCCTGGCTTTCCAGAAACCGCGTCAGAACGTCGCGGATTTGCCGTATCAGTTCCAGATAGTCATCGCTCACACCGGCATTGTAACTCCCTCCCCGTGGCTAAGAACGAAGAGCTTTTGCGCGAGATCCAGGAAAACTACAAGCGTGCCTGTAGTTACTGGAAGGACGCCCGCGAAGAGCGCAAGACCGACCTTGCGTATATTTGCGGCGATCCGTGGACCAAGGCCGAGCGCGATGCCCGCGACGACGCAGGCCGTCCAGTGTGCAATCACGACGAACTCAATCAGTACGTGAACCAGAGCATCAATCAATTACGGATCAACAAACGTGGCATCAAGGTCGAGCCCAGCGACGAAGCGACGAGCGACAAAAGTGCGGAGTTGCTGCAAGGGAAGATCAGGGCCATTGAGTACGACTCGAACGCCCAGGCCGCGTACCTGTCAGCGGCGCAGAACATGCTCGAAGGCTCTTACGGCTTCTTCCGCATTGGCCGTCGTTGGGCGTCTCAGGACCCTGACGACCGCAGCCCGGCCGCCTTCGATCAGAAGATCGTCATCAAGAACATCCCGAACCCGGACAGCGTGCTCTACGACTGCGACGTGATGGATCCGGACTGGTCGGACGCAGACTGGTGCTTCGTGCTCGAGCCGATGCCCCTCGAAGACTTCAAGCGCGAGTATCCGCACGCCGAGAAAATCGACTTCACGTCTGAAGACCGCATGAAGTCGCCCGACTGGATCCAGGACAAAACGGTCTTAGTCGCGGAGTACTGGCGGGTGCGGACGAAGCGCTCGAAGCTCTACAAGCTCGCAAGTGGTGAGATCGTGGACACGCTACCGAAGGGAGAGACCGCGGAGGCCACCAGGGACGTAGACAAGCGCGAAGTCTGGTGCTACCAAACCAACGGCGTCGAGATCCTGCATGAACCCGAAAAGCCGGAACCGGGCGACCAGATCCCGATCGTGGCCTGTATCGGGATGGAGCGGTGGGTGGACGAAGGCGGCGGCGCGAAGCGGATGCTGTTCTCGCTCGTTCGGCTGGCGCGGGATCCGCAGAAGACGTTGGCGTACATCGTATCGCAGCAGATGGAGGAGGCCGGACTATCGCCGCGGTCACCTTATGTCGGATACGTCGGGCAGTTCGAAACGGACCGCGAGGCCTGGGAAGGCGCGACCAAAGTCGCCCACGCGATGCTGCAAGCGGACCCGATACCGGATAGCTCCAACGGGCAGATTCTGCCGTTGCCGATCAGGAACCCGTTCACGCCGAATTTCGCGGCGTATGAGGTAGCAAAGGATTCCTGCCGGCGTGCGATCCAGGCCGCGATGGGCATCTCGCCTTTACCGACGAGCGCACAACGCGAGAACCAGAAGAGCGGTATAGCATTGCAGCGCATCCAGAGCGCTGAGCAGACCGGATCGTTTCACTTCGTAGACGGCTTCGAGCGTGCGCTCATGCGGGCCGGCAGGATCATCGACTCGTGGATCCCGACGGTGTACGACCGGGAAGGGCGCGTCGAGCCGATCCGGACCGCGGACGACACCCAGAAACTCGTGACGCTGAACACGCAGGCGCCGTACCTCGACCAGCAGGGGCAGCAGCAGCACCACATGCTCGCGGATGGCTCGCACAACGTGACGGTGAGCGTGGGACCGTCGAGCGACTCGCAGAAGGAACGGGCGCAGGACTTCCTCGAGCAGATGATCCCCAACCTGCCGAATCTGCCGATTCCGCCGCAGAACCAGGCGAAGATCCTGGCGCTGTCGATACAGATGCAGCAGATGGGACCGCGCGGGGACATGATCGCAGAACTGATATCACCTCCCGCTACCGGTCCGGAGATCCCTCCGCAGATGCAAGCGCAGATGCAGCAGGCACAACAGACCGCCCAACAGCTACATGCCTATGCACAATCCCTAGAGGCCGAGATTGTGAAGTTGCAGCAAAAGGAACAGGCGCACGTCGTGGACAACGAGTACAAGCTCCAGTTAGAGCGCATGAAGATCGAGGCGCAACTCGCCACAGCCGAAATCAATACAAAGGCGCAAGTCATCAGCGAGCGGGTGCAGATGATTAACGACATGTGGGCAAAGCTCCACGATCAGACGCACGAGGCGGCATTACAATCCGCAGATTTCGCACATGAGGCGAGCCTGAAGGCTATGGATCACGGGCAGCAGGAAGACATGCAGCAGGCGGCCGCACAACAGGCCGCGCAACAGCCGGACCAGGCGCAGGCTCAAGCGCAGCCGGCGGGATAACATGACAGGCATGACCAGGAAAGAAGTCGATGAGCGCATCGTGGCCCGTTTCATGGAACTCGGGTGTACCCGCGAACAGGCCATAAAGCAACTCGAAGGTCCGAAGTGCCCATATATCGGATATGAGGGACAGTTCGATGAGCTTTGGACCCATGTCGAGCGAGCGACCCAGGCCATCAAGGCGGCAGACATTTGGCCGAAGCCATGCATACCGGATTTGTCCGCCTATGAACGGGCCAAGAAGAAGTTATGTCCGAAGAAACCGCAGCAGTAGAGACGCAAGCACCGGAGTCGTCAACCGGATCAGAAACGCCGGCAATCGAAATCCCCCGCAGCGGTCCAGAGTACGCCGAATGGCGCATGACCGGAAAGCTGCCGGGAGACAAGCCGAAAACCGAGGACTCGACACCCTCCAAGGATTCCGGAGAAGAGGCCGCACCGGAAGCGGCAACCAAACCACCACCACAGCGCCAGGCCGGGGCAGACGCCCGGTTGCGTGAGATTCTCGCCGATCTGAAACAGGCCGGTCTCACGCCGAGTGAACTGAAGACGTTCAAACGTGAGGCCCAGCGGGAGGCAGAGCGTAAACCGGAGTCGCGACCGGAGCCTCGGCAGGAAGCCGCACCGCCGCCGCAGCAGAAGGGCCCTGAGCCTCCGAAGAAGCCCGTTTACAGCGAGTACGAGGATTGGGAGAAGTACGAGGCCGCCAAGGACAAGTACACCGAGGACCTGGCCGACTACAAGGTGCAGCTGGCGATCGCCAAGGACCGCCAGGATCGCGCACAGGCCGAGTCCCAGAAGACCTGGCAGACGAAACTGGCCGAAGCGTCGGAGCGTTACGGCGCCGAGGCGGAAACGGCAATTGTCGATACGGCGCGCGCGATTTCGGGGGACCAGGATATCCACCCCGCGGTCAAGGCGATCCTGGACGACTCGTCGGTCTTAACGGATCTGCTCTATGTGATGGGTAGCAACGAGTCGTCGATGAAGGAGTTCGTTAGCCTCGCGCGCTCCAATCCGGGCCAGGCGATCCGCAAGGCCGTACTGCTCGAGCGGCTCGTGCTCGAGGAGCTCGCCAAGCAGAAGGGCGGCGGCACACCGGAGCGGGCCGAGGACGGCAAGTTTCAAGCTGCGAAGAAGATCAGCCAGGCGCCGCCACCACCACGCGAGGTTAATGGGCGTGCCGGACCGCCCCCGGATGAAACGGAGTCAGCCGTAAAGAATAACGACTTTCGATCCTTCCGCGAAGCAGAGAATCGGAAGGCAATCGCGAAACTGAAGGGACTGTAAAGTAGTAAGCTCTGACGCCCCGCGGCTTCGTCACCCGCACCGTTGTACCTGCCGTAACGGAGAATTCGACACCTCCTTTGGCGTTTTCGTCGCCCCGCCAGCGAAGCCCCAGATTGAGCCCAAAGGAGAGCTATGGCAGCCAATACCTTCCTCAACACCTCATGGGTGTCGATGGAGATACTCCGCTTACTGGTGAACAAACTCACGGTCAGCGAGTACTTCAATCGCTCCTGGGAAAAAGACTTTGATAAGGAGTTTGCAGTAGGCAGCACCATCCAGGTCAAATTCCCGCAGCGCATGTTAACCAGCGACGGCATGGGATACCAGCCCCAAGCCATCACGCGCATCGCAACCACGATCAGCCTGGATCAGTGGATACAGTGCAGCTTCGAATGGGATGACTACGAAGCCGCGGTCAAGTTAGAACGCAGCCAGGCCGAACTAACCGAGAACTACCTCGACCCGGCCGCCGCGGCCCTGGCCCAGGAGTACGACTCACGCTGTGCGAAGTTCGCGTATCAGAACGCCTCGGGCGTCGTAGGCACACTCGGCACGGACCCGGTCGGAATCACGCCGTATTACCAGGCTCGCCAGTATCTGTTGCAGAAGGCGTGCCCCCCCGGTAAGCGTTCGATGTGCATCTCGTCGGGGATGATGTCCACCCTCGGCGGAGCCATCACGAACGTGTTCAATCCGGGTGACGAGATCAGCCGCATGTTCAAAGAGGGCTATCTCGGGCGTTTGGCCGGCTTCGATTTCTTCGAGAGTCAATCGCTCTACTCGCACACGGCCGGAACGTGGGCCAGCGCAGTCTCGGTGAGCGGGGCCAACCAGTCGGGCACCGCTCTCACGGTCACGGCCCCCGCCGGCGCAACCTTCAACGTCGGCGACAAGGTCTCGATTCTGAACGTGAACATGGTCAACCCCATGACACGCCGGATCTCGGGTCCGAAAACGGCGATGACGTTTACCATCACTACGGCACTTACTGCCGTGGGCGGCGGCGGCGACATCATCAACATCCTGCCGGCCATCTACGGTCCCGGCAGCCAGTATCAGAACGTGGACGCGCTGCCGGCCAACAGCGCCGCGCTCACCCTGTGGCCGGGCACGACCTCGCCCAACGGCAAGGTGGGCACGGTGGGTCTCGGACTCTCCCGGTTCGCGTTCGCGTTAGTCGGCGCGAAGCTGTACGTGCCGAAGGCCGTCGAATCCGCGGGCCAGGCGCACGATCCCGACTCGGGTATCGCCATCCGCAAGGTGAAGGCCTGGGATCCGGTCAGAAGTATGCAGGTCAACCGCATGGACTCTCTGATGGGCATGGGAAACCTGTATCAGGACAACGGTGCGGTCACGGTCGTGGGTGCGTAAAGGAGAACGACAATGCCAAGAGTATCTTCACACTTCTCCATTCAGGATCCGCGCTTCGGATCCGTCGTTTTCTTCACGACCACCCCGGCAACCATCTCGGCTGATGCGGCCGTCACCTACACGACCGATCAGGTGCTGGGCGGCATGATCATCCATTCCAGCCTCACAACGGGGCGCACCGCCACGCTGCCTACCGCCGCGCTTCTCGCCGAAGCCATCCAGGGCGCCTTCGTCGGGCTCACCTTCAACTTCACCGTGGCACCCACCGGGGGCACGCTCACGGTCGCCGTGGGAACCGGGGGAACGGCGGTGGGCACCATGACGTGCGTCACGACCGCGTTCAAAACATTCGCTATCCGGTTCACCAACGTCGGCATCGGCACCGAAGCTTACAGCGTGTATTCTTTGGGCACAGCTACTGCGTAGGCAACAGCATGCGGAGATACGAACTCGCCCTCGGCAACAAAGTCGATGCGTTGATCAAGGAGATCGAGCGGCTGGCCGCCTTCGGGTACGTTCCGCAAGGCGGCATCGCCGTCTCCGAGGCCTACGGGCGGCTGGGTCAGGCGATGGTGCTGCCCGACCTCGCACTGGCCACCGTCACGCTCTTCCCTACCGCGGTAACCGTCCCGAACCGGGGCGGAAGCGGAAGCGTCAACGCCACTCTCACGGATCCGGGGACATGGGAGGTGGACCCGGCCTCGATACCGCCCTGGCTCACCATCACGCCGGTGGGATTGCAGACCGCCGACGTCTCGATCGTGTACACGGGCGCCGCCAATACGACGGGGGCGGCGAGGCAGGCCGTCGTCAAGGTCAATACGGCAACTCTGACATTCAGCCAATCCTGATTGCTCCTTCGCGACTACGGGGCGCTCTGGTTCGACGGGGGCGTCCCGCCTTTTTCACCGTATGCCGATCAACGAATCGAAGTTCCCACGGCGCGGCGGTATGACCGCGGCACAGAAACGCGAAGCTGAAATCGCTCTCTATGGAGTAGGAGGTGGCGACAACATGCCACAACAGAAGAACGAGCACGAACTACCCACGGCGCCGCCGGTGGGAACGATGGACTTGAACAACCCGCCCAGGATGCCGTATCACTTCGAGCCCTTCCCAGCGACCCTGTACAAGGGCCGCGAGAACCGCATCGTGCAGAACGAAGCGGAACAGAAGGACTGGATGAGCAAGGGCTGGAAGAAGCAGCCGGAGCCCGAAGGCGTTGAGGCCGAAGAGCACGAAGCGGAGCCCAAGCCCGCCGAAAAGAAGAAGTAAATGCCGTTTGTCGATGCCGACATCTTGTATCCTGCGCTGAGGCTGGCGCGGGTGACCGGCGGCCCGGGGAGGACAGCTTCCCCGGACCAGATCCAGGACGCATTCCAGAGCCTCAACAGGATGGTGGATTCCTGGAGCACACTGCGGGGCCTGATCTTCTCGATCCAGCGTCAAGAGTACGTTCTCACGCCGGCGAAGCCCGTCTACACCATCGGGCGAGGGGGCGGCGCCGACTTCGTTGCGGACCGTCCCACGCGCATCAACGACGCGAACGCGATCATCACCACGGGAGCGAGCAAGGTGCACTTGCCGATCCGCATCCTGAGTCCCGCGGAGTGGGCGCAGATCCGGCTGCGGGAGTTTCCCATCACGTTCCCCACGATGATGTACCCCGACTACAGTTCTCCGAATTGCAGCCTGTACTTCTGGGGAACGCCCACCGCATCGCCGGGGCTCGAATTGTGGACCTGGCAGCAGATGCATCAATTCGCGTTTTTCGACGACCCGATCATCGTGCCCCCTGGCTACCTCGATGCTTGCGTGTACAACCTGGCGGTGCGGATGGGCGACACCTTTGGGACGACGCAGGCGATGAGCCCCAACGTGTTCGCCGATGCCAGGCGGACGCTCGCGCTGGTGAAGGGGCTCAACATGCCATCGACGGAGATCGCGAGCGCGGATATCGGAACGTCGAGCAGGCCGAAAGCAGATTTCAACTACCTTAGCGGCGGACCCGCGTAATTCAAGGAGAACATCATGGCGCTCGTTGTCCCAAATGGTGCGGAGATCATTGCGCTCAGTTATCTGCTCGGCAAGGTCACGACAACCGAGAACGTGGTCCTGCGTCTCTACACAAATAACATCACCCCCGCCGAGACAGACACGGCGGGCACGTATACGGAGGCGTCGGGCTTTGGCTACGCGAGCATCACGCTGACGGGTGCATCGTGGACGATCACGGGCGGAAACCCAACGAGCGCGGTGTACTCGCAGCAGACGTGGACGTTCACAGGTGCTTTGGGGAATGTGTATGGTTACTACACCACGAGGGCGTCGAGCGGCGACCTGGTGTATGCGGAACGCTTCACCGACGGACCCTATAACATCGTGAACAACGGGGATCAAATTAAGCTGGCGGCAAGCCTGCAGGCCGAGTGATCGCCGTTCTTCACTTTGTTGCAGCGCCCTGCTGCGGGTCCACCGACATTCGAAGAGAGCACATCTAAATGGCCCTTCAACTCCTCGATCTTTTCGAGACGACGCTATCCGCCAGTTATACGGCGGGAGGTTCTTCGCTGACGCTCACGTCCGTCAGTGGCCTGCCGTCGTCGGGCGATTACTGGATTGCCGTATACGATCCGGCGAATGCCGCGAGCACCTACGAGGTCTTCAAAGTCACGGGCGCGGCCAGCGGCTCGGTAATCCCCGTAACCGGGGCGCAGGCAACCACTACCGCCAAGAACCACGCGACCGGGGAGAAGGCATACGGCAGCGTGCTGACCGCATCGGCGCTTACCCAGCTAAAGCTGGACATTAACGGTTCAGGCATCTCGATCTACACGGGTGTCGGCCGCCCGGATGGCGTAGGGCCGGACCTCGCGCCGCACAACATGACATCGAATACGGCGCCGTCCCCCTATGTTGCATCCGCATCGAGCGAGTTGAACCCGGCGTGGAAGGCCTTCGACGGCACGACGGGAATGTGGACCTCTACCGGCAGCACGGGATGGCTCAAACTGGACCTGGGGTCCGCCAAATCTCTGGGTAAATACGGATGGAAGAGCGGCCCTTCCGGCAATCCGCAACAGCACCCCAGGAACTGGACCTTCTCCGGCTCGAACGACAACAGCACGTTCAATACCGTGGATACTCAGACGGCCATTGCGTCGGTGGGTTCATCGGTCACTCAGCTATTCACCATGTCTCCGACGGTGGCGTATCGCTTTTGGAAATTCGATGTGACGGTGATCAACGGCGGCAGCAACGTGGAGTTTGACGAATTCTACCTCTATCAGGCCGCCACTGTGTTTACCGGCGGGGTGACCGGCGATCTGTATTTAGACACGTCCGGTCTGGGATTGTACGGACCCAAAACGTCCGGTGGAGCATGGCCCTACATAGGGAAACTGTCTCCGTAGGCCGAGAGCCGATGCGGTGTGATCAAGACATCCCAATTAGGGCAGGCATGGCTCGGCCAGTCGCAGGTGGCGGGATACGGGGTGGAGGCCGATGGCTCGCACTCCTACACCGGATCCGGGACGCTGACGTTCTCTGGCGCGGCTTCGCTCGCGAAGACGAAGGCGTATACCGGCACGGGCACGCTCACCTTCAGCGGATCAGCCGTCACGGCGTCCGGACTCACTGTTCGCCGCAGTGCCTGGCTTGGCAAGGCATGGAGCGGATCAGCCCAGTTATCCGGGTTCGATATTGGACCTGGCGCGCACAGCTACACCGGCTCGGGAACGCTAACCTTCAGTGGCGCGGCTGCGCTTGCGAAGACGAAGGCGTATACCGGCAGCGGGACGTTGACCTTCTCAGGCGCGGCGGCCACGTCAATCTCCGGAACGCACAGCTACACCGGATCGGGCGCACTCAACTTCAGCGGTACCGCGCCGGTAGCCAAGACGAAGGCCTACACCGGAAGCGGCACGATCGAATTCCTGGGCGCCGCCGAGACACAGAATATCTGGTCGGGCATCGACGGCGGATTATTCCGCAAGCTGCCGGTTCCGGCGCTGGGCACGCTGACGCGGCAAGGCACGCCCTACGCGCTGCTGCACAAGCTGCCGGTCCCGGTAGTGGGCAATACCGGCCCTGCGGCGCTGCGTTCGCCCCTGGTGCGTCAGCCGGTCCCGCAGGCGCACATCCAGCAGGACCGGACGCCTGTTGCCTCATTGACGCTGCACGCGCTTCCAACGGCCACGATCCAGAGGCTCGAGGTGATCCGGCGGGGCATCGTCGTCAAGCACTATACGGCGCACCCACGGCCGATCGTCTTCAGCGGTACGGCGCCGCACTCGCGGACCTGGGCCTACCTCGGGGCCGGCACGCTGACGTTCAGCGGACGGGCGATTACGGAGCAGAGAACGGCCACGATCAAGAGCTACGTGGGATCGGGCAGGATCGAATTCACGGGTGGCGCCACTGTGAACTCGACGCGGGTGGTGATCGGGTCCGGCGGGATGACATTCGGCGGATCCGCTCCTCACTCGCGCACCCGGGTCTACACCGGAAGCGGACGCATCACGTTTAGCGGAGCGGCGGCCACGCTCAAGACGAAGAAACGCGGCAACAAGCCATGACCTCATTCAAGTTTCAGCTGGTACGCGGGGATTCGGCTCCCTTCGGGGGCACGGTAACGATTACGGGCGACGACGGGGTGGAAGTACCCTACCCGATCACCGGGACCATGACGGTGCGTTTCTCGGCCAAGTACAGCTATCAGGACGCGGACGCGCAAGCGGTGTTCTACCTGGAGTCTCCCGACCGCATCACGGTGATCGACGGGCCGAACGGGGTGATCCAATTTACGATCCTGCCGTCGGACTACCTGGCGTCGTTTCCGAACCCGATCTCGAGCGCCGTGGGCCTCGTGGCCGATTTGCAGATCTCGGACACGCTCGCAACGAACGTATACACGCTGGCGAGGGGCACGCTGGTGGTTGCGCCGGACGTCACCATTGCGGCCCCCTGAGGTGATTTATGACCGCACAGGATTGCATCGATAGCGCACTCAGAAAACTAGGCGTGATTGCGCCGGCCGAGACGCCGAGTTCCGCGGAGCGTGCCGCGGGACTGCTGGCGCTGAACTCGATGGTGTCGAGTTGGAACGATGCCTTGCAAAAGAGCCTGGCCGGCAGCTACGCAGTCAGCCTCTACACGTTTACGCCGCTTGCAACCTACGCCGCGCTAGCGAACCCGCTGAACGTGAGCGCGGGGTGGGAGCGTGCGTATCAATACAACCTCGCAATCGAGGTCGCGCCGGAGTACGGCCGCACGGTATCGCCCGAAGTGGCGGCGACGGCCCAGGCGTCGAAGGTGGCCGTGGTGACGCTTCCCGCGCCGGTTATCTAAAGTACCGATTTATTCGGTACCGAAGAGCGATTTATTCGGTATTGACAAATGCCAGCCTTCCAAGGTTTCATCGGTGCGGCGTATGAGAGCCGTTCTCTCTCGGTCGCGGCAGACCGGCTCGTAAATATGTACGTTGAGCAAGTAGAGAGCGGCACGGGCAAGGCACCCGGCGCCCTCTATGGATGCCCCGGACTGGAGACGTTCTGCGAACTGCCGACGAGCCCGATCCGCGGCATCTGGATCGGCGAAAACCGTATGTTCGTGGCGGCGGGCTCGAAGCTGTATGAAGTCAGTTCAGCGGGCTCCCCGATCAACGGTTACGGCGGCAACCCGGACAAGGGCGACATCGGGCCAGAGACGACGCCGGTACAGATCGTCCCCAACGGCCAGCAGCTGATGATCATCGCGGGTGGGAAAGTCTACATCGACACCGGGACGGACCTGGTCGTTCCCCTGCAGACGCCCGCACAGGGCTACGTGAACACGATTGACCTGAGCGATGGGTTCGGCCCAATCAACGTGCAACTGATCTCGAAGACCGATCAGTTCGACACCAGCATGGTGGGCGGTCCCATCATGCTCGGAAATAGCGGCACGCTCATCGGCACTTCCACCGCATTTGAGTACGAGGTGGCCGCGTACATCGACCCCTGGAACATCAAGATCACGGCTCCCGCGGGCCCGTTGACGAACGCACCCTACTGGATCCCGCTGGGCGGCACGGTGGCGACAAACGGACCGGCGGTATCGTACAACTCGGGCGACGTCTTCACTGCCGCCATGAAGGGCCAGACGATCCTGATCGATAATATTCCCTACACCGTCACAAGCGTGGACCCTCCCTATCATCTGACGGTGACTCCGGACGCCCCGGTACACCTCGACGACCGGGTAAGCTACGCCGTCAGCCTGGCGCTTCAGGCATCATGCGGGACGGCGCTCGACGGGTACTTCATCATCGCTACGCCGGAGTCGCGGCAGATCAGCATCTCGCAGATCAACAACGGCCTCCACTGGGATCCGCTGGACACGAAGTACAAAGAAGCCTACACCGACAACATCGCTATGCTCCTGGCCGACCACCAAGAGCTTTGGGTATTGGGCACGACGCTCGGCGTGGAGGTCTGGCGCGACACCGGCGCCGCGGATTTCCCGTTCGAGCGCGACCTGGGCGCCATCATCCAGATGTCCGGCTGCGTGGCGCCCTGGAGCGTGGTCAGCCTGGCGTTCGGCGTGGCCTGGCTGGGGGGAGATCCGCATGGCAAGGTGGTCGCGTACCGGGCTCAGGGATTCTCGCCGGTCCGCATCTCGACGCACGCCGTCGAAGACGCCTGGAGCAAGTACTCGAAGGTGACGGACGCGGAGGCCTTCGTTTACTCGCTGGACGGACATGAGACCTGGGTTTTGAATTTCCCAACAGCCAATAAAACGTGGGCCTGGGACTCGCGCACTCAGTTGTGGTACGAGAAGCAGTATGCATCGGGTGGGCGCCACCGGGCGCGGTTCGGCGGGTATGTCTGGGGCAGCTACTACGTGGGCGACTACGCAAGCGGGAAGATCTACCGCATGGGCAATGATCTCTACGACGACGATGGAATCTCCATTCAGTGTATCCGTCGGTGTCCACACCTGAGCCAGGAGGAGCAGCGGCTATTTTTCTCTTCATTGCGGCTCGACATGGAACCCGCTACGGGACTAACGGCTACGCTTTCCTACTCCAACAACGGAGGCCGCACTTTTACAACGCCCATCCCGCCTTCAGGGAATCTGGTGTCGAATGGAGATCCCGCGAACGTCGTCGGAATAGAGTGGCGCCGTCTCGGAAGCGGACGCGACCGGGTGTTCGAGGTTCAACTATCAGCAAGTAGCAGAATCGCAATATCCAACGCGTTTTTGAACACCGGATCGGGATAAAATAAACGGAACGGCCAGTGCTTGAACACGGGCCGCCCCTACCAAAACACAACTGTTGAGGAGTTGCGAAATGGCTAAACGCACTGTACCACCAACCGCCGATGAAGTACGGCGACTCTTCGATTACGATCCACGCACAGGCATCCTAACGAACAAGATTCGCCGAAATGCTCGTGCAATGGTCGGCGAAGAGGCAGGGACTATCGACGCAAAGGGTTATCGGTGTGTCCACATCGATAGAAAAATGTACTTTAGCCATCGCATCATCTGGGCGTGGGTCTATGGTGAATGGCCCAAGCAAACCTTGGATCACATTAACCGTAATCGTCTTGATAACCGAATAGTAAACCTCCGGGAAGCGGATCATGGCCTTCAGATGCGCAACTCGCGCATCTTAAAAGGCAACACATCTGGGGTTAAAGGCGTGCATTGGGAGAACGGGCGGAATCGTTGGCGCGCATCCATGCATTGGGACAAAAAGGTCGTCTGCCTTGGCTACTTTCGCACGAAGGCCGATGCGATTGCGACACGGCACGCCGCGATGATCGAGCGGTTCGGGGTTGACTACGACACCTGATGCCCACCGGACCCATTAGCGCGCGTCTCCGGGCGGACGGATACGGCCTGCTGACCATCGACCAACTCGCCTACGCGGAGCAGAGCGGTTCAACTCCCATAGCGCGGCGGAAGACCGGACAACTTGTGCCCCCCAAGGACACGCCCATGTTCCAAGAGGACATGTCGCCCAGCACCTACAAGCAGGTCGGTTCCTACCAGGCCAGCCAGCAAACGGGCGCGTACAAGTCGAAGACGCTGACGCGCACCTGGTATTTGTTCTTCGCACAACTCGCGAAGGCCGCAAATTCGATAGCGTCGGAAGACCTCGCCAAGCTCGTCGTATTCGCTCCATCGATCGACGAGGAAGATATTCTGCTCTACGGCACGGGGAGTATCGACGCATCAACGGACCCGGTGAGCATGACGCCCAGTTCGATCACGGAAGCGAGCCGATACGGCACGGTGTTCGACACGGGCGACTTCATCATCTGGAACGACTCCACAGTGGTTGCCGGCCACCGCAGCTACGAGATCGATCAGATTACCGGCATCGGCTCTGCGGGAGAGTTGATCCTGCAACGTCACGAGGCCGGCGCGCCGGCGAACCAGGCGCACTTCGGGTCCTACCTGGCCGCGCACGACTGCACCTTCTACCGGCTGGTGCCGAAACTATTCACCGTGGATATCTCGGACGGCGTGCTCCCCGAAATGGTGCAGTGGCCCTGGGCCAACAAGTGCGTGGCCGCGGTCCGCAGCTGGGGCGTCACCGCATCAGGCCAGGACGGACCCGCGGCGCAGGTGAATCTCGGGACCGGCCTCTCCCCGGGCTGGCGCACGATGAACGGGGCCTGCTACACGAACCTCGGGATTGCCGGCGACCTCATCGTGGATCAGAGGGCGGCGTATCGTGTCGGCGTGCAGGCCTGGGAGAGCATTCGGTGCGTCTACGCGAGCGTCAAGACTCCACCCGCCGGGGCATCGATCAAATTG